AATAGAAGCAGCTAAAACTGCTGGTTTTTCAAATGAAGAGATACAAAACTCTTATGCTGATGAAATTAATGCAGCTCAATCTTCAGGATTTAGTGAAGATCAAATAAATAAAACTTATGGATTTGCACAACCTGATAACAAAATAATTAAAGATTATATAAATAAAATAACTAAAGATTATCTATCTGAAGAAATAGTTTCTCCAGAAGATGAGATGTTATATCAGTCAAAATTAAAACAAGCTACTGAGCCATCATTAAAAGAAACTATAGTAGGTCCTAATTTTGATGGAGCATATATCGCAGAACAAATACTTGGTAATAATCTTTACAATTTTTCAAAAAGAGCAATAAAGGGAGAAGGCACTCCAGAAGCATTGCATATGCCACAGCCAAAAGATTATACTTGGACAGAGGAATTTCTTACAGCAGCAGGTACATTTGCTATTGAATCTCCGCTTTATGCTTTAAGTGCTACTCCTGGTTTTCTTGCTGGTGGACCTGTAGGTGCAGGTTTTACAGGAGCAATGATACCAACAACAACTAGATCAACTTTATTAAAAGTTCTTGAAAATCAAGATGAAGGAAAACCATCTGATATTATGAAAATATTAATAGAAGAAACTTTAATGGAAGGTGCAAAAGAAGGTACAAAATTTGCAGTAGCAGTAGGTTTACCTTTAATAAAAATTCCTGGTGTTGGACCTTTAGCTCAAAATTATTTTTCAAGAACAGCAGCTCAAATAGTTGGCTATCAGGGAACAGGTGCTTTAGTATTTGATGAGGAGATACCAGATATGAGAGAGTTTTCTCTTACCTCTGCTTTATTTGCTATATTTAATCTTAGATTACCTAAATCAAAAGGAATTAAAAAAACAAAACAAATATTTATTGATTATGGAAAAAAACCAACTGATGTAGCATTAGATTTATCTAAAAGCAGAACACTAAGAGAAGATTTATTATCTGATAATATGAAAATTATTAGAGATTATGAGGTGGGTAAAGTTATTGATCCTAAAAATAAAATAATAGAACAAAAAATAATAATATTAAAAAAAGAAAATAGAAAAATTTATGAACAAGAAAGAGAAAAAAATAATAAAGATAACAAAGTTGGATCTAAAATTTACAAAGAAACTGTTTTAGAAGTTAGAAAAAACAATCCAGAATCTACTGTTGCTGATATAAATCGTGCAGTTGCAGAAAAATTATCAACTAGAACAAATAAAAAATTAGAACCAATTATATCTCAAGTTAAAAAACTTGAAAATCAATTAGATAAAATTGAAGGTGTTAAGGCTTATGAGATAAAAGATGGTAAAGAAATAGAAATACCAAAAGAAGAAATTCAAGTTACAAGAGAAATATTTGATGATCCCATTGCAAACAAAGCAGCACAAAACATTTCTTTTGAAGGAATTAAAATTCCTCTTACTGTAGAGCAAGTTAAACAAACAATTAAAGAGTCAGCTAAAACTACAAAAAGAAAATTTATTATTAATGCTATAGATCAAAAATACCCAGTATTAGAAGCTCTTAAAGAAGCTAAAATTAACACTAAAACAGGTATTGAAAAATTAAATGTATATGAATCATTAAGATTATTAGAGGGTATGCAAGGAAGATCAGCACACTTTATTGAATTTGGAACTCTTGATTTTAATACTCTTGCTGAAACAGGACCTTCTCTTATGTCTATTGTTAAACCATTTGTAAAAGATAAAACTGAAACAAAATTATTAAGTACATATATAACAAATAGACAAGCAGTAAGTCTTGCTAAAAGGGGTAAAGAATCTGGGATTGATATTTTAAATGCAGAAATATTTTTAAAAAAATATGCAAACATTAAAGTTAAAGATCCAGATACAGGCTATCCAAGCAATCAACCTGTTAAATTTATTACTTATGAAGAAGCTGCTAAAAAAATAGATACATACCAACAAAGTGTTTTAAAATATGCTTATGATGGTGGACTTATAACCAAAGAGTCTTACAACGCATACAAAGAAATTAATCAAAATTATGTTCCTATGGCTAGAGAATTACCTAGACCTGGACAATCAGGATTTATTAAAGGTTCTGGCAATCCATTTAAAAGATTAAAAGGATCTAAGGCAATAATTATAGATCCATTAGAAACTATAGTTAAAAATACAGATTATATTCTTAGAATGACAGAACTTAATAAAACTAAAAATGATTTTATTAATACAATTTTAGAAGCTCAAAAAAAAGATCCCATATCTTTTGATTGGATTAAAAAGAAAAAAGGAAATTTAAAACCAATTACAGTTCAAAGAAAAGAATTAGAAAAGTTTTTTGATAAAGAAACTCTTAATAAACTTTCAGATAAAGGTGTGGAAGAACTTTCTATATTTAGACAAGAAGCTGTTTATCCTGACGCTAATTCTATTTCTTTTAAAAATTCAAAAAATGGTAAATATGAAGTTTATGAAGTAGGAGAAGATTTAGTTAATGCTTTTAGAGTTATGGATAATCCAAGTATGAATTGGGTAGTAAAATGGATGACAGCACCAACTAGAACTTTAAGAACAGGTGCAATTGTAACTCCAGATTTTGCTTTGCCAAACTTTTTTAAAGACACAATAAATGCAACTTTTTTATCTAAAGTAGGATGGATTCCTATTAAAGATTCTATAAGCGGATTATTTCAAGTTATTTTTAAAGATCCTAAAAAAGCAACAGAAGCATATAAAAGATTTTTAAAATCAGGTGGAGGACAATCTACATTAAGATCAATAGATAGAACAATGTTTGATGCAGATGTTCATTCTATTTTAAATAAAGGTGTTATGAGAAATGAATATAAGGGAGTATTAGGACCATTCAGATATTTAACAGAACTTTCAGAAGATATGACTAGAGTTGGTATGAGTGAAAAAGTTTATAAAGAAGCAAAGAAAAAAGGTTTATCAGAAAAAGATTCTTTAGAAAGAGCAGGATTTGAATCAAGAGATTTACTTGATTACCAAAAAAAAGGAATAGTAGGTGCAAAAATTAATAAAGGTGTTCCATTTTTTAATGCTAGAATACAAGGTGTTGTAAAAGCATATGAAGCAGCTAGAGATAGACCTAAAAGATTTTATAGTATGATTGGACTTGCTGTAGTTTTACCAACTATTGGATTTTATGTTTCCAATTTAAATGAAAAAGGAGAGCTTGATAAAGATTATAAAGAACTTCCAGATTATATTAAAAATAATAAATATTATACAAAGGTTAATGGTAAAGGAAGATTTTTTCCAAAAGGATTTGAAGTTGGTACTTTTTTTTCTAATCTTACTGAAAAAATTTTAGATTATATTAGAACAAATGAAAAACAAGATTTTGATGTTTATGTAAAAGATTTTGTAAAAGATCACGCTAAAGGATATAATCCGATACCAACATTTCTTAGACCTCATCTTGAAAATTTAATGAATTATAGTTTTTTTAGAGAAGCTCCAATGTTACCAACATCAGCTCCCAAAGATATGCTTAACTCTTATTACTCAACAGAATATACTAACCCAACATTAAAAGTATTAGCAGAACAATTAACAAGTATTGTTGGAGCAGATAATTATTTTGCAAATCCAATATATTTAGAAAATATATATGATTCTTATACTGGTGGTATTGGTAGAATGGTTAAAGAATCTGTAAATGCTATAGCTATTAAAGGTGGAATTATAGATGATCCTATTAGACCAGAAGATCCATTAACTAAAATACCAGGTATTAGAGTTTTTCAAGCTAAAGATGTTTATGGATATTCTAAGTCAATACAAGAATATTATGATAAAACAAAAAAATATAAAACTATAATGAATACAGTTGATTATTTAGAAAAAACTGGAAATGTAGAAGGTTATTTAAAGGAAGAAAGTAAAGTTAATTTTGATATAAAAGCAGTTATAGACATAGAAAAAGATATGAAAGATGTCTCAATAATGATAAAGACTATATATAACGCTAAATTTAAAGAAGATGGTACATTGTTTACACCAAAACAAAAAAGAGATTTAATAGATGATCTGTATAGAACACGAATTGGTTTGGCTCAACAAGCTTTACAAATTATTAAAAATGTTGAACAAGATAAGAAATAGTATATAGAAAGATTAATATGACAGTATCAAGCACAACAGTAAAAAATTCATACTCAGGCAATGGTAGTAACGATACTTTTGTTTACGGATTCAAGATTTTTGCAGACACAGACTTAGAAGTAATTATTAGATCAGCTAC